AAACTTTCTAAAATAGCAACTATAATTTCTCTATCTTTAACAGTTGAACATTTATTCGCTATCAAGTTTATGACAGCTCTCTGGACTTGCGGAAGCATACCTCCATCCCATTTCTTAATATCAGCAGCAAAAACCTTGCATGAAAGCAATGAATCATACATTTTTTGCCAATCTCTAAAAGGATTTATGCCTACCATAACTCCGGATTGCCATTTATTCATAATAATTTGTTCAACCATGTTTCCTAAATATTTCTTTGCTAAAACTTGAGAATGCACTGTACCTACTCTAAAACTACGCGGTTCACCATCTTTCTCGACACCTCGTAGCTCGTCTTTTAAGCTCTCCACCCACACAAAATCTTTCCAGGGGTAGTCGCCTTTTCTTAATCTTGACTCTATATCCCCTATTTCGTGCCTAAAAAACTCGCGCAACTCACCTTTTTCAAAATCAAAATAGTCTTCTTTATCTTTTAAACATCCGAAGCCATTAGATGAGTCTTTATTAATACCCGCTAACAGTGCATTTCCACTAACTATTTCTCTTTCTGTAATTTGGGCATAACTGGGTATTAAAACATCAACGCACTTAGAAGCAAATTCTATCTCAGCTTCACTAACTTTCTTAACTATACTATACGACTTCTTAGCCACATCTTTAACGGTACAACGACCAGTTCTATCTAGTACTGCTGGGAACCTAGTGACGGGATATATTCCATAAAGAGGAGTAGAAACTAGTTTTGAACGGTGCGGTACAGAAGCCTGTATTTTGTTAAAATCTTCTTTAGTCATAAGCTCTTCGTCTAACTGTAGACGCATTACGCTTGTGTCCTGCTTATAAGAAGCTGGATTAAAAGGAATAGAAAATTGCGTATCTTTCTTTAATAAGTTATAAATGCAACTCCTAACTTTAGAAGACCAGAATTTAGCCACACCTACACCTGTAGTTTGATTTCCAGCTACATGCATTCCAACTACTGAATACTTCTGATGTTCGTTTTTAACTAAAATAACTGACCCACATAAGCCAGCTCCGCGAACAGTATACTGAAAATCAGTCTTACCGAAAGAGTTAACCCAATCATGACACTTATAAACGTTACAATTAGCGGGTGCAAAACCATACCCAGATAAACTCACCACTCCATGATTATTTACGAACATTGGGTTTTTAATTAACATATCTTCCTGAAAAAATTTTGACAAATTCTTAAACGGAGAAGGAAATTTAGTTGGTAAGCTCAAGACGACAACGTCGCTTTCAGGATTACTATAAGAAACGCTAACTAACTCCTGATCAACTAAAATAGAGTTCTTGTCTTTATCGGCATAAATCACCACTCTATAAGAGTCAGTTTTAACGCCTCCTCCACTATGAATTAAACTATGATACGGCAAAACTAAATGATGTCCTGATACCAAAGCTTTCATCGTTTGTTGGCCTAAAACACTATTGATAGTGACATCGTAAATTCCTTTCAAAATACTTCTAGGAACTTCCGTTACGTCTTCATACAACGATTGCTCTGGAGAAAAGATACCTCTAGGAGCTGGAGTAAAGACTTTCAAAGAATAAATAGAACTTATTATCAATATTAACAAGATACATATCCACATCTTAATACCCCCATCAAAAACAGAAGATATATTCTCTATGATGGAATTAATAAAATCGGAGAAAAAATCATAAAATATATCTATAAAAAGCTTAGATTTAATGAAAATATGAGAAAAAGCATCCGAAACTACACTACCAG